AGCCTTTACTTTAACCTTGCTGAGTATGGGAAAGCCTGCTTTGTCTGGGAATTGGCGTTAGCTGGATTGACGGCGACATCCACCGGCCTTGTATACCAGGCAACCGATAAAAATGGTAGTAACGCAGCATCCATAACAGCAACATCCACAGTGGTTTATGCGTCGAGTAACCTGACAGAGGCATCCATCACGCCAGCAACAACCATTTCAGCGGCTGATACTGTAACTATCAATGGTGTGAAGTTTACTGACGTTTCGGCAACGGCTACTTCATCGAGCCGTGAATTTATCGGAAACACAGCAAACATTTCGACCACAATCACAAACCTGGCGGCAATCATAAACGACGCAGACTATGGCGTACCTGGTGTTCATGCTGATGTCGGCAGCGCAGTACTTACACTGAGATTTGCAGAGCCCGGTAAGGCTCCCGATGGATATGACGGCATTGTGGTTACATCCAGTTCTACCACTAACCTGACGCTTGCAGCAGTAGCCATGCAGGGCATCATAGAAATTGATGCAACCAAGCTTACATTGTCCAGCAACTTCACGCATGTGGCTTTGAACGTCATCAACACCGCAGCGTATTACACATCGGCGGCAGCCATAAGGGGCGATCCTTGCAGGTACGGCCCTCCGGAGCAGGTAAAGCCGGTAACGATGGTTTAATTTAATCCATAAGGGGATGGGAGCGGGGCTCCCTCCCCGATTTTTGGAGGATGGATTATGGAACAGTTTACAATAACAATAAGCGCAGAAAACGGGCATGCAAAAGTTGATTTTGCACTGAATGGGCAACTAATAAAAGGCTTGTTCGCTGTGAATTTTCTTGCAAATACCAGAAGCGGCGAATTTTCTCTGATGGGCAGCCGCTTCAAACTGAACAGTACCGGAAATTTTTACGTAGACCCTGATACAAAGGATACCGCAATAGAAGGTATTAATTTATTGGCACTTTTAGAAGAAGGTGCGCCGGCAGAAGAGCAGATCAGGCAGATAAGCAGGGAACTGGATTGTGATCTGCAGAACATTAAGGACACTTCCACATTACGAGCGAGGAATCTGATTGCCGAGAGGTTGAGTTAATATGAGTCTGAAACTTGTAACCGGCATAATAAATGAACCGGTCAGCTTAATAGAAGCAAAAGAGCATATAAAACTTGATTCGACAAGTTTTGTAGATAACATAGTAACTGTCCAAAGCATTCAGGGCGGCTATCATGCTACTGCCATTTATACCGGCGCAAGTACCGACATAAGCGGTTATAATGCGGTTGTTCTGCTAGAGTCTTTTTCAAACTCAGCAGGCGGCACTTTCGATGTGGATATTTACGAGTCTGACGATAATATCACTTTTGCCGAGTGGACTGCAGGCGGGGCCTTCACTCAGATAACCACGGCCAACGACAGCGCTAATTATGAGGTGGCCTACACCGGCGGGAAAAAGTACATACGCGCTTATGCCACTATCACCGGCGCTGAATGCAATTTCGCCGTAACGATAGTAAAAGGCGCTCCCGCAAGCATAGAAGATACATATATTCCAACCTTGATCACCGCCGCTCGCGAATACTGTGAGGACTACCAGCACCGCGCGCTTGCTACGCAAACATGGGATTTGATACTCGACAAATTCCCCTGCAGCGACTACATTGAAATCCCGCTTCCTCCGCTGCAATCTGTTACAAGCGTGAAATATATCGACTATGCAGGCGCGTCAGCCACAATGACGGCGGGATTATCTGGCTATTTTGTGGACACCGACAGCGAGCCCGGACGGGTATGTTTATCATATTGTATTACATGGCCGATTTTCACCGAGTACCCATACGGAGCTGTCCGGATTCGATTTGTCGCAGGCCATACCGGAACCGCTCAGGATGTCATCCCATATAAGACGAAACAAGCCATGCTGATGCTTATATCCTACATGTATGAAAACCGCCTGCCCTCTGCGAAGGACATAGATCAGGAATTCAAGAACTGCATTGAATCGATGCTTGACGCAAATAAAATTTATACCCTATAGGAGGCCGCCATGAACCCAGGAATATTGAGGAGCCGGATAATAATCGAAGAAAAGGCAATTACAGATAACGGTTTTGGCGGGCACTCTGAAACCTGGTCCACACTAGCGACAGTCTGGGCGAAGGTCGAGCATCTTTCTGGTCGCGAATTGCAAATGGCGCAGCAGGTGTCTCCGGAAATCACGTATGAAATAACTATCCGATACCGTTCGGACATAACCACTAACCACCGGATAAATTACGCCGGCCGACACTTCAACATCCGGGACGTCAAAGACTTGGACAACATGCACAAGTGGCTTTTCCTGAAATGCGAGGTGCGGGAAAGTGAGCAATGATAATAAGAATTACAAGAGCAATATAAAGAATGTTAAAAACGCACTTACTGCATGTGAAATGGCAGCTTTCAAGGAAATAGGAAAGTATTTGAGGACGGAAGTCAGAAAAAATATCCACAACAGCGTAGGAACAAGGACTTATAAGAAAAAAGACGGTACACTGGTAAAAATTCGACCAGGACGGTTAAAGCGAAGCATAGGTTTTGGCATAATGAGAAAATTCAAATACCTGCAAATAGGCAGCAAGGCTTTTTATGCTCCAATGATTGAGCTCGGGACACAGAATATTTCACCTGACAGCTTTCTCGAAAAAACGGTAAAAGAAAACATCGATCATATACGACTGATCGCCGGAAAACATATCAAGGAAATCGAGCAGGAAAACATAGATATCGGGCTTCTCGGTGGAGCGGAAATTATAGAGGATATGGGTGAAGAAGAGTAATGAACACAATCGAGCTTAAAAAAATGATATATACATTCCTGAAGATAAAGGCGTCCAGAGTTTATGAATACGATGCAGTACCCGAAAAGGCTGTGTTGCCATATACGACATACCACCTGATGAGCAGCTTCACCGACGAAAACCAGAAGCTTGAAGTGTTCACCCTACTTGTGGACAACTGGGACAACAATCCGGACACAACCGCTCTTGAAACAGTCACCGGAAGCATCGACGGCGACGGCAATAAGGTAACAGCGACAGGTCTGCACAACAAAAAGTATTTTGTAAGTGGGACATTGCAGGCATGCTTTTACAGAGAGGCGCGGCTGGAGTTAAAGGATGAGGATCCAGCGATCAGACGCCGGCAGCTGAGATACGCAGTACAGGCTTATTTGGTTTAAGGAGGATAGATTAATGAAGAAGGTAGCGCTGGTAGGATATGCGCCGAGTTGGAATGATGCACCGTATGACGATCCGGATATTGAGATCTGGATAATGAATGACATGTATGACTTTGCTCCAAGGTGGGACAGGCTCTTCGATATCCACATGATCGATGAAATCAAGACCCGCAAAAGCAGGGGCGAGGGAAACCAGCTGCATTATGAAATGTTGAAAACCCTGGATAAACCTATTTACATGCAACAGCATTTTGACGAAATACCGGCCAGCATTAAGTTTCCGCTTGATTTGATTATTGAAAAATACTGGATACCTGCAATGGGTGACAAGATTTTCCTGACCTGTAGCGTATCCCACATGCTGGCGCTGGCGATATACGAAGGCTATGACGAAATTCAGTTGTACGGGATTCACGAAGCAGTAGACGCTGAATACTCCTGCGAAATGCCTTCCGTGCTGTACTGGTTGGGGGTGGCCTATGGGAAAGGCATAACCGTAAAAATATCACCTGAAAGTCCGCTTCTGAAAGGATATTTTGTTTACGGCTATGAAGATTCCAAGGATGCGGCTTTTCAGAAACAGATGAAATACGAAATAGACCGGATGAAAAAAATCCAGGATGAGGCGGTAAAAAAGCAACAATTCTATCATGAAGAAGAATGTAAATGCATCGGCGCAATGGCGATGCTTGAGCATATAAAAAAATTAACCTCAGAAATATGAAAGGAGATGGTTTAAATGCTGAGTATAAACCTTCAGTTGTTTGCAGCACCTAACGATATCATCCTTGGTGATGGCGTATTTTCCATTGGCCAGACAACATCAGCAATGGTTGACGTTGCATTAACAAGGGGCGGCGGCGCATTTAGCGTTGAGAGAGAGTACCGCAATATCGAAGCGGACGGAGATTACGGCCCGGTAAAGGGCAGGCAGAGGGTAACAAAATCGGTTGCAAAGCTTAACATGAAAGCTCTTGAAATTGTGCCCTACAGGATGGATGAGTATTATCCCTCCATATCTGCCAGTGCGACCGGGGCATTAACTGCCGGTGGGACATGCACAGTAACAGGCAATCCACTTTCCAGCAATATCACATCCGCAGATTATTCGATTGTGAGCTGGACCGGCTATACAAAGGGCGGCACAAAAGCTTACATTGAACTGCAGAACGCAATCAACCTTGAAAATATAAGCTGGCCGCTTGTTGACAAGGACGAGGTTATTGCAGAGCTTAACTTTACATCCACATACCAATCGACGCAGCGCACTACCGAGCCATGGAAAGTTGTGTTTACATCGACATCCTCTTAACTTAGGGAGGGATTATTCCCTCCTACTTTTTTAAAGTTTAGAGGAAGATAGTCATTTAAAGGGGGATAGTTATGGATATAAATTTAAGGAAATTTGAATTCGGAGATTTACCGAAGCTCTCAAAAATACTGAAAAAGATGGAGATAAAAGAAGACCTTAAAGGGTTGTTTTCCATGCCCGGTGTAAGCAAAAAAGATTCGGAGAAGGAAAAAGAACGCAAAGGCAAATTGGCTGAAGAAATGGGCGCTGAATTTGGGGCTACTACTATCGTTAATTTGTATATGGCCGAGACGGAAATATATGAACTCATAGCCGGCCTGACGAATTTGTCTGTTGACGATATCAAAAAAATGAGTATTGATGATATGGTCAAGATGTTTACTGAATTCGGGAAAAGTGCAGGCAGCCTGGTAAGTTTTTTCAAATCAGCGGTGAAATAGACGAAATCGAAATGTACGATTTGCTATTGAGCCGGTACCACAATATTGATTTTGTCATGCACTTGGATCTGATTGATGGACTGGAGCTGTACGCAAAGGCCCGGAAGAAGCGGCAGGAAGAAAGATTGTATCAGGCATGGGTATCGCTGTATCCGCATTTTGATAAGGATAATTTTATTTCCTGGGAGGATTACAGGGACAGACATAATCAGATGAAACTGCCTGTCAGCAGAAAGTCCGCCGAGGAACTGATTGCGGAAGCAGCCGACATAAAAAGGCAGATAGAGGGGAGGTAATTCAAATCGAGATATTTAAACTGTTCGGATCCGTCTTTCTGAAGGATGAGGACGTCAACAAAAAGCTCGATGATGTGGACAAGAAGGCTGGCGGAGTAGGAAAAACGCTCGGCAACATGGAGAAAGGATTTTCCACTCTGGGTAAAAATCTTGGGGAGATGGGCAAAAAGCTTTCCACAGGAATTACCGCTCCATTGATTGCTGTCGGTGCTGGCATACTAAAACTTACAACCAGCACGTCTGAATATGCTGACGAAATCGGTCTTGCGTCTGAGAAGACAGGCCTATCAATAAAAACTATCCAGGAACTCAGGTATGTCACAAACCAGCTTGACGCTGATTTTGGTGTTATTGAAAACACTGTCACGATGTTCACAAACAAGCTTAAAACTGCAACCAAAGACAGCAGCGAAGTATCCGTGTCCTTGCGGCGGCTCGGCCTTTCAACAGAAGGACTTAAAGACGGTACGCAAACCATATCCGGTTTGTACACCGAGGTAATAAATAAGCTTGCCGGTATGAAAAACGGATCAGACAGAAACATCATGGCGTCGAAGCTTTTTGGCAGGTCATTCAGCGAATTGCTGCCAATTCTGAATGCAGGCAGCGGTGAAATTGAAAGGCTGATGAATGAGGCCAACGACTTGGGGCTTGTCATGTCCGATGACTCTGTCATGTCTGCCAGGGAATTCGGAGATGCTGTTGATTCTTTGAAAGAACAATTCGGAGCGGCCTTCCGTGAAATAGCAGGCCAGTTCATCCCGATTATAAAAGACGATCTGATACCATTCGTAAAGGACAATGTTGTACCTGCATTCAAGGGGTTTGGCAACATCGTAAAAAACGTTATTGATTGGTTTAAAGGGCTAAGCCCCGAGACGCAAAAAACAATCGGAATCATAGTACTGCTTGTTGCTGCACTAGGTCCATTACTGATGATATTTGGGAAAGTATCAACTACGATAAGCGGCGTAATAGGCGTAATGAAATTTTTAATATCTCCCGTTGGACTTGTCATAATTGGAGTTACCGCATTGGCCGCAATTGCATATGTTTTAATCAAGAACTGGGAAAAAGTCGGGGTTTTTATGAAGTCCCTGTGGGAAAACATCAAAACAAATTTTACGCTTAATATAAGTGCGATAAAAGTTGCTCTTGCAGGTATGGCATATGGACTGGCAAAGGCCCTGGATTTTGTTGTCGGTGGCATGGTTGAATTTTTAAGCGGCATGATGGGCGTAATGTCCAAAATACCATATATCGGCGATGCGTTTAAAAATGCTCAAAATGGAATTGACTCTTTTCGCAGCAGCCTAAAAGGCGTGGTATCTGACTCTAAAAATAATCTGGATGAAGCTAAATCGAATCTTGAGAAAAGCTCAGCAGCAGTAGATGATACATACAGAACCATGGCAGACGCCACAGGCGAATTAGGAAAAGGTATAGGCAGTACGGTTACTGATGCTGTCAACAGCGTAAAAAATATATTCAAAAGCGGCTCCAACGATGTTATTAAAACCACAAAGGAAACAGGCGAAGAAGTCAATACCATCGTGGAAGAAGACGCCAATGCTGCGATAGAAGCAGAGAAGGAAGCTCTCGATAAGCAAATCAAGGATCTGGATTCCTTCGGCGCCACCATAACCAAAGCTCTCCGTAAGCGTTATGATGCGCAGGAAAAGATTGAGACAAATGCTATCGACGACAGCCTTGACAGAGAAAAGCGGGCGCATAACGAGAAGCTCAAGCTCTATGATGCTGAATACAAGGCAAAGCTCAAATCACTGAACGCAGGAACGGAATCCGCTCTCAATGGCTTGCAATCGCAGATTGATGCTATAAACAGTATGACCTCTGCCGAAGAAAAAGCAATGGCGGAGCAGGAATATCAGCTTAAAATAGCAGATTTAAAGGAACAAATTCTACTGGCTGAAAACAATGCGGAAAAGATCGGTCTCCAGGAAGAACTTGATCAGGAAATTGCAGATCATGATCGTGATGCCCTGCTGGATAGCAGGCAAGCACAAATAAAACAGCTTGAACAGCAAATGGAGGCTATACGAGAAAAAGCACAGAATGAAGAGGATGCTCTGAAAGAATCCTATGATCTCAAGAAGGAAGCTGCAGATAATGAGTATAACCTGAAAGTGGAATCCCTGAACAAGGAAAAGGAAGCTTTGCAGGCTCATTACCAGGCGCTTGCGGACGAAGAAGCCTTGCAGGCAGAAGCACGAAAGCTTGTTATAAGCAAAGATCAGAAGGCAATAATAAATCTTTTAAATACATATGCCCCCGGATGGCAGGACGCCGGTCAGAGTTTTGGCGAAAGTCTGATAAATGGATTGAATAGTGCAAAACAAAGCGTCGCTGCTGCAGTAGCAGGTCTCCTGGGTAATGTGCCTGGCGGCGGGACTATAAGCGGAGGGGGAACAAATGGAGGCAGCAATACAGGAGGCAGCAATACCGGAGGCGGATTACCTCAAAATTATCTTGATTCAATCGGTACAAATCATGATTGGTATTACCCAGATGCGGGCATAACCAGAGAGGAATACGAAAGTACTTTAACTTCCAACCAGACGAAGGCATACGCGGAAGGTACAAATTATGCGGCACCCGGTGTTGCTCTGGTTGGCGAGCACGGTCCCGAGCTCGTGGATTTCCATGGTGGTGAGAGAGTCGTCCCGAACGACAAACTGGGCGGAATAACGTTAAACGTATACGCCGACAATCCATCCGACATGAGACAGGCAAAAAAATATGGAGAAGCGATTGTAAATACGCTTAGAGGTTGGGGGGTGAACCCTGCATGAGGTCGTTTGAGATTAACGGTGTTTCTGTTCTAGTATCCATAGACTGGCATATATCCGACGTCATAAATTCCCGATCCATTTTCGATGGAACCATTGTAGATAAACTTGATTTGTCCGCTGTGGAAACTGGGCAGGAAATAAAAATATACACAGAGGAACTATTGAGCAATGCCCGCGATATCGGAGATGGGACTTTCTCACGTACATCAAATGCTACCAAGCAGGATGGAACCAGCGTTACCGCAAACGTAACTCGCTACGAGACCGGCAAATTCGGGCAGGCTGTGATGGTGGAGGAAGGTTGTACGAA